GAAGGAACACCTCCTTACAAAGAAAATGATTTTCCAGATCAACAAGGAAATTTATATTATCATTTTAAAAAGATTTATCTCTTCATTGAAGGCGGAAATCCAAACATTGATGATCTTAAAAGAGAAAGTCTTTTTATTGGCATGCTTGAAACTGTCGATAAAGACGATGCAAAGATTTTGATTGGGATGAAAGATAAAACCATTCCAGTGAAAAATGTAACCCAAAAATTAACAGAAAGAGCCTTCCCGGATTTATTCAAATGAAAAGACGATCTAATAAAAAGTCAGATTTAATTAGTGAAGATTATTATGATGAATTTGAAGATATTAACTATCAAAAGTACAAAAGACAAAAGAATCTGAGTCGTAAGAAGAATGATCCGTACAGGGACGATTATAGGGATGAATGGAATTAATGCCATCTTACACATTTAAAGACAAAATAACTGGTGAATTGACAACTAAAATGATGTCTCTTTCTGAAAGAGATAGCTATCTTGAAGATAATGAAAATCTTCAACTGTGTTTGGCAACACCCGGTTTTGCTGATCCTCATAGAATGGGACGTATCAAGCCGGATGATAATTTCAGAGATCTTCTTAGGGAAACTAAGAAAGCTCACAGAGGTAGCACTGTTAATACATTTTAGGGATTTGAATGGCTAGAAAAATAAGACAAAAAAACGCCAGTCACATTAAGGAACAGAAAAGACAATCTTTTGAAAAATCGTTAGTTTTAGAAAATGTAAGGCCAAAGACTGAAAATCAAAAAAAGATCTTTAGTCACTATTTTCAAAAGAAACATATTTTAGTTCACGGTCTTCCGGGTACGGGCAAGACTTTTATCAGTCTGTATCTTGCACTTAAGGAAATGCTTTCTGACTCGAAAGTTGAAAAGGTAATCATTATTAGGAGTGCCGTTTCAGCAAGAGAGCTTGGGTTCATGCCGGGTTCTGCAAGAGATAAAATGAGAGCTTACGAAGAACCGTACTACGAGATTTGTTCAAGACTGTTCGATAGGGATGATGCGTACACACAACTTAAAATGAGAAAGATGGTAGATTTTTCACCTACGTCTTTTCTTCGGGGATTAACTTTTGAAAATTGTGTCGTGATTGTTGATGAGGTTCAGAATTTGAATGACCACGAAATATCAACAGTCATTACTAGGATGGGTCAAAACTCTCGAATTATTTTTTGTGGTGATTTTAGGCAGTCTGACTTTGCAACAAAGGGTCAGGAAGAAAGTGGGATCAAAAATCTTTTCAAGACGATTCGACTGATGCCTTCTTTTACTCATGTAGAGATGGGAATAAACGATATTGTGAGAAGTGGAATTGTAAAGGAGTATCTTGAGGCAAGAACAGAATTAGGTCTCATTTAAAATAAAATATGAAAAATGCAATAGAAACATACAGAAATTTTGGACTTGCTGTCGAGAATATGGTACTTGACTCTGACGTAACCTACATGGAAGCTATCATGGAGATTATGAAACGTGAAAACTTGGAAGAAGAGATTATATATAAAATGGTAAAAAAGAATCCAGTCTTAAAAATTAAGTTGGAGCTTGAAAGCCGTAAATATAATCTCCTCCAAAAGGATGCAAATACGGCAATACTGTGACACCATTCAAATGCTACAAACTCTACTTAGCACTTAAACAACACTTTAAAACTGAGTCATATGACTTTTTTAAATACAAAGGAAAGGTAAATGCAAATGAAAATTCTTTCACAAGTCGTAAAGACAATTATCTCTTTACTAAAATGGCCTCTAGACCAAGTGTACACACTCTTCTTGTATCTGTACTCTCAGATGACCCTGATGTTTACGTCACGGACATCATCTCTGAACGAGGTGAAAAAATCCACAAAAGGTGGCAAAAGTACCAGCAAAGCTTCGACTACAGCTTCAAAGAAGAAATCAAGCAGTACGAAAACTTCGACCAAGCCATCATCGTCAAAGAAGGCTACCCCGAAATAATATCAGATTATTTTTCGGGCAAAATATCCCTTGACACATTATCAGTTGTCGATAAGCTAATAGACGGCTGTAAATATTGGGGAAGTCACCTCAAGGATCCTCTTTGGGGTGATATAAATATGAAGTTGATGAAATACAGACCTTTTATCAACATTCGTACAGAAGTATACAAAAACTATATCTATGAAATTTACAGTGGACAAAAAAACTAAAAGACACTACAAGACACTACAAGACAAATAAGGAAAGAAAATGAGCTTACAAGAACTCAAATCAAAACGTAAATCCAGCATGGAAAACCTCCTCAAAAAGATGGAATCTGTTAATGAGGGTGGTTACTCTGATGATCAAGAGAAATTCTGGAAACCTTCAGTTGGAAAAGATGGTAACGGACAATTCATCATTCGGTTTCTTCCCGAATCGAAAGGTGAGGAATCTCCCGTTGTACATCTTTACAGCCACTTCTTCAAAGGTCCGGGTGGTTACTATGTAGAAAACTCCCTGACTACTTTGGGAAGAGGAACTGCTGATCCATGCTCAGAATACAATTCTATGCTTTGGAACTCTTCTGACAGCGACAATTCTCCGGAAAGACAGCAAGCAAGACAGCAAAAAAGAAATTTGAACTACTATTCAAATATCTTGGTTGTTAAGGATCCTGCTAATCCAGAAAACGAGGGAAAGGTTTTCCTCTTTAAGTACGGTAAAAAGATCCATGACATGATTGCTAAAAAGCTTAAGCCTGTCTACGATGACGAAGAAAAAGTCAATATCTTTGATTTTTGGGAAGGTGCTAATTTCCGTATGAGAATTAGCACTGTTCGAGGTGCTGACGGAAGAAGCTACTGGAACTACGACGACTCCACTTTTGATTCGCCAAGTGCAGTATCCGACGACGATGATAAGTTGGAAGAGATTTGGAAACAGCAGTATTCTTTGGCTGAAATCGTAGCGCCTGACAAGTTCAAGTCTTATGATGAGTTGAAAGAAAGACTCAATAAAGTTTTAGGTCTGGCGGGGGTTTCTCAACCTAAGCCGAAACCAGAACCGGAACCCGTCAAACAGCAATCTTCAGAAGAATTTCTCGATGATGAAATTCCTTTCGACAAAGAGACCAAAGGGTCTGTCGATGATGACGACGATCTCTCAGTATTTGCATCTTTGATGGAAGATGACTGATTAAAAAATGGTAGGTGGCTTAAGTATTGCCACCTACCGCCCCTTGAATTCCAGTAGTTCCCCAGTCATTGTAACCCACAGGACTTGTCGGAAGAAACATTCCTTTTTGTGTTCCACCCGCAGCAGCCGGATCGTTGGTTGGATGCCTTCCGTCTGTGTCGGAATCCGTGCTCATTGGATTCTGAGTGGCTTGATTATAACCAGCTATATTTTCTTGAATTTGTGTGGTTTGATCGCCTCCCGTTAAGGACGAAAGAACGTCAGCATTAATCCCCATACTGCCACCTATCAGTCCAGCGGCCATTCCCATATTGCCTGTTAGTAAAGCGGTTGCTGCTAAAGGATTATTACTTCCTACACTTAAAATGTTTTGAAGAAGAGATCCAATTATAGGGACTTCTGCCAGCCCACTGTCAATCAAAGCTTTTTGTGCCATATCAAAAACAGGCGCTGCTGCCGATTTGATCGCTCCCTGAAACTGATTGAATCCTTCTTCACCAAGAAGAAGTCGAGTAGCAATCAGACCACCAGCACCTGCAGCAAAACCTCCACCAATTCCACCGCCTAGAAGAGAAGACAATCCTGCAAAGGCTCCAGCAGAACCAAGGAGTGTTATTAGATTTTGATTATTGTAGAACCAATCTATAATGCCTTTTAGTGTGGGGTTTGATTCGATAAATCCGTCAAGGGCTATTCCGCCGATTTCATTTCTCATCTTTTTGATTTCTTCTTCTGTTCCACCAGCAAGAAGTGTTTTGGATGTATCACCTGATATTCCAGTAGCTTTGGCAAGTTCTGAAGCACCAAGATCAGTCAATGTCTGTTCTACTACAGATGCCTCGCCTGTAAGTACTGTCGATGCTATACCTGCATACTGCTCACCAAGCTGACTAGTTACTAGCGGAGTCTTTACAATTTCTTCTAAAGTTCCAGAAAGAAGTGTGGGGAATGATTCTTCAAGACCTTCTATGTCAGGAAGATTTCCCTTAGTAAGAAACTCAAGTGCCTTAGCTTGTTCTTCTTTATTTCCATACAAAGCCTTGACGTAAATTCCTTGAAGGTCTTCGGTTTCTATAGCCTTATCGATTTTTGTAAAAAGACTTTTTCCAAAAAGTATGGCTTGTGCTTCTTCAGGTAAATTTTCTTTGTCAAAGATTGTTGACAAGGGCTGATTTTCTAGGGTTTCTATTCCTAAAAATTCCTTCATGGTCTCTAAAGGATCTCCTTTGAGAACATCACCAACAGTCATTAACTTATCAGGATCAACACTTTCCATCATTTTAAGTGCAGAAACAAGTCTTTGATTCGGCCCTTGATCCTCAAGACCAACAATAGCTGGAATAATTGACTTAAAGTCCATGTCAGACAATGATGGAACGAGAGCTTTAATCTCAGCTTCATACTCAGTAGCTACGTCACCAATAGCAGAAAGTCTTCCTACTGGCGTATCTGCCGAAGCAATCGATTGAACAGCCGAAGTAAACGGCGTAAATCCTTGACCGGATTGAATAGATTGAGCAAGACCTGATGAGATTGTAGAAGCTGATGGTAGGCTTGCAAGAGAAGAAGGAAGAGAACTAGAGATAGCAGAAGAAATGCTGCTGGTAGGTATGGCACCAGAGCCGATGAGTGAACCAGCGAGAGCACCCAAACCTCCTTGGGATCCGAATAAACCTCCTGAACTGAATAATCCTCCAAGTAATCCTCCTTCTCCCAATACTGCTCCGGTTCCTGTTCCAGTTCCTGCTCCTCGAAAGCTACCCGGAGTTGCACCGGAACCTCCTCCACCAACAGAATTTAGCCAAGCTTTTTCTTTATCAATTAAATCGTAATGTTTTGCTCTAGCTTCTGTAGTATCCTTAGTTTTAGTATAAAATGTTTCTACGTCTGAATCACCTGCTTTAAGATTTTGGGATGGCGTTCCTCCAGTCGTTGTATATTTGATGTTGAGTCTTACGTCACCTAGCTTTTCGGCTTCCTTTGCAGTTTCTCCGGAGGCATTGTGGGTCGAAAAATTGCTTACGTTGGAGCCAGATAAAGCATTTTCTAAGGCTTTTTCGATATTTTTCTTGTATTGAGGATTTTTTCTTAATACCTCTTTTTTCATATTGTATTTTGCTGTATCTTTCATTGGCTGATAAAAGCCGGGAATTAACATATCTTTTATATTATTAGTCCCATGAGCATTAGCTCTATTGAAAACTGTTTCGATAAATGCTGTTTGAGCATCTATGTTAATGCCACCAACTTCAGCATAAGTGAGGTTAATTAATTCTTGCTTGAGTTTGCTGTCATCTGCAATTTGTTTTGCAAATCTACCTCTATTGAAATATCCACTACCATGATATTGGTAATTATCGAGACCTTTGGTGTATTGATCAAGTTCACCATTTTTTATGGCATTATGAATCCACATTCCTTCATGGGCTGCTTTAACGCCCGGTTTTGCAGTCTCAGCGTGACCTTTTACTTGGTTCGGCGTCAAATTATATTTTTTCATCAAGCCAGCAATAAGTTTTATGCCTGCCTCACGCATTTCTCCTTGTGGTTCAGGAATTCCTGATCCAACAAAACTGATACCAATAGATTGTTCATTGTTGAAAGGTGGTCCTGCATAAGATTGAGTATGGTATGTTCTGGCATTTTCGGGAGCAACTTGAGCAATACTACCATCTTTATCTACGATGAAGTGATATCCTGTATGAAACCCTCTTTCATCTGATGATCCACCAAATGACCAAGAAATAGCACCTTCCAAAGATCCACCAGAAGTATGATGAATTACCAATGCACTGATAGGTTTATTTTTTTCAGTAGCTTTCGTATTATAGTATGCAATTCCGTTTTCGGGATTTTTTTCTCCGTAAGGTTTATACCTACTTGTTATTTTTAATCCCGGAAATCTAATATCTCCCATTATCTTCTAGCCATCTCTTGTTCTTGTTTCTTTTGTTCTAAGTAATCAATTAGCATTGACGAATATAATTCAAGTTCAAAAGG